TATATGATGCTTTATTGTTTGTTATCCGAAGCGTTTTAGTCCAGCATCGTATTGGTTTCTATACATTGTCATTACTTTTGTAGGTGCAGAAACAGGTCGGTTTCCGTCTTTGTTATAACTCAAATGAAACCATGCGAGTCCGGTCTTATCACTGTGTTCGAAGATAAACTGGTCAAACGGAATGTTATTCTTTATCCATATTGCTGCATCCCAATATCTTGCATATGTCCATCCCTGCACTTGAATGTCACATGCCTGGCCGGTAATATGTTGGCTTACACCAGATGGGGTTGATGTTGCATTTCTAATACCGGAGTTAACTGTTATCTTTCCAAACTTTGCCAATAATGGTTCTAAAATATTCACAGATAGATTCTGCAGATTACAAAATCTTGCATCCTGTGTGTATGACATATAATTAGATAGTTGATTTGGAAATAGTGTGCCTACGGTTAGACTCTTCACTGTGAAGTTGGTACTAAGCAGATAATCATAGTTACGATTCCATATTGTGGCGGGGATAGGTGAACCATTCCCGCCTTTAGCCGGAGTCATATCGGTCATAGATGATGAATGTGCGATACTCGATGGTAAACTTGTCTGAGTAGATATGCTACCTAGCTGAACTCCGCGGCGTCCAGATGTATTGTTTCCGCCAGCAATATTTTCATCATATCCGTCAAGAGTAGGATCGCCACCGTCACCACTGACAAGATCGATAAGATCTTTCGCATTCTGAAAATCGCTTGTGGATATTGTTACACCACCTACGGTGATTGTTGGAGGAGCGCATGACATATATTATCTCGGAAACTTTTTATCAGATCCTGTTGGATCGATGTTGTTGACAATCATTGAGACCACACTAAGCCCACGACGGCCTACCTGTACAAACCATTTCGAGCTGCGTAGAGCATCGCCCGCAGCATTAAAATCTGCTGACTTCATTGTTGAAATAAACTTAGTAAACTTTGACAGCCTGGCCTTGCCTATATTATAGGAAAGATCAACCATTGCTCGTTTTCTAATATCGGACAGTTCACTCCACGTATCCCCGAGTAGTTCCTGGGAAATCTTTATTGCTGATGTCGAATCTTGTGTAAACCATGATTCGATTTGTGTCTCTGAAATAGGCGAGTCTAATGGGAACTGGGCTGCTTCGCCTGCGCGTAATAAATGACCTATCCCGCTATGTAATAATCCGCCGGTGTCTAGATATACTTTGTCCTTCTTTCCTTCGTGAATAATCAATTGGTTACGAAGTGCATTCATGTTTATATCTTTCCCAGTACTGCTATCTGTTACTGGATCACCCTCGATTGACGTGTTATTTGCGCCAGGGGTAGTGGAGCCTGCAGGTGCAACTGTTGCTGAGTTTCCTACTCCACTTGATCCTTCGTATGTTTTGTCACTTTCGGTTATCTCTGGTGCGAATCCTGCTATATCACCAAACACAAACTTTTCATGTTCGGGACACGGTTCGTATGTAGGATATCTCGAGACTGTAGTTCTTACCGAAAGTGCATTTCTCTTGAACTTATTTTCTTCGTTTTCCCAGGTTGCAAGAATATTGATCTTATCGTTTAGTGGTTTTACTTCAGCAGGACGTGCCGTAGATGCTGATAATGCGCCCTCACTCGCTGTAGGATTTGTATCGCCTGCAGGTGTAAATGGTGCGGCGCCTCCTAACGAAACAGGACCCGCAGCCATTAATCCGCCTGCAAGGGTAGTCATACCTGCAATACTTGCTGTACCCCCGAAACTCAGCGCGCTGGCGGAAGTTATAATATTACCGGATGTCATTAGCAGATTTCCGGCAGCAACTTCTTTGATATCGCCCTGAGAGTTTATAGAAATGCCTGCGGAAGAACACACAATAACATCGCTTGTCCCTACTATAGAAACAGAACCTTTTGATCCTGCACGAATGTTACCTGTTACTGCTAAGTCAAATGCAGCATCAGTGGTTATCTTTATACCCAATTTTGAGTTGAAATCTTGTCCACCGTTTGTGGTAGTCATCCCAAGAGCATTACCGATTTTGATATCCATATTGTTGTCAACTACTGTCAGAAATGCATTGCTCTGAGTCGTGCTATGCCAGTTGTTTAGCGCCTGCATAACGATATTTCCGCCAGCACCTTTACCTTCGCCCTTATATGCGTAAACAGGAATAGTCAGTGATTCGGGCGCATTATTTACATCATAGGTGAATGATGTAGTCTCTTCAATTGTGTCTTTTGCTGCCTTAATGAATATATTCTGACCGGCTTCTATGTTGATATTTCGATCGGCTCTGATATTGAAATCTCGTTGCGATCTCATCGAGATATTGTTGGCACCGAATATGTCGATGTTACCGTGTTGATCCATTTGCACCCACGATGTTCCGTCACGGTTGATTAGATACACAAATCCGTTTGTTTCATCTAGTCTAATCTGTGCTCCAGTCTTTGTTGTTAGTTGAACATATTCAGAACCGGCGCCATCGTCCATTATGAATGACGAACCACCTTTACGTCTGATATTTTCTGGAGTAGCATTTATGTCGACCACCGGGCCCGGAGTAATAATACCAAATACATTACTCGGCGATTCACGACGTGCGCTGGAAGTGGTAATGCCTCTGCCCTCATCCCTGATTAGCCCTTGATTACCTAATCCCTTGAACTTTGTTTTCTGATAGGGACTATATGCTGCATCTGGCCTAGTTATACTACTATCATTCTTATTATATTCGGCAACAGGCACTGGCTTGCCCGGATATTGCCAACTTTTTGTGTCGGCTGCCATACCCGGAACCATATTATTCATATACTGATTATACAAGCAACCGATCCAAATACCTTTTGATGGGTCACCACCGATGAACATCACCGCTACTTCGTTGTTTATGTCGGGAGGAATCATCCACATACCGTAGGAGGTTTGTGTGCCGTCGAATGTTTTTATATCGGACTTACTTGTTGTGGCTACGTTTGTGGCGCCAGCAAATGGAGAACAATAATTTACGGTAATCCAGCTTTGCTGTTCAGTAGGTGCTGATCCAAAATCTGGAATCCACACTTGCAGACGGCCGTTTCTTTGTACATCATCGGCGTTCTTTACGAACCCGATGAAGAGCCCGAACAGTGCAGGTTGTCTGCCAAGTCCCTGGAACCGCTCATTAGCAGTGGCAGAAACAGTTCGTTCATTTGTATTTAGATATGTCATTTTTTACCCAGGAGATCGTTCATTGTTACTGTCTTAGCAAGTTTCGCATCATTTGCCAATCGTGTACTTAGATCATTGGCATTCGCACCTTCGCTTACTACACCCTTACCGTTAGTTGTTGGCAGAGTAGCAAGCTTCTGTGTTTTTACTGCGGTGGGCGGAATATCCGAATAAGTTCTTGGTTCGGCTTCCGATGTTGCAACATCTTTCTTCTCGGCATTTCCTTCAATCTCAGCTGAGAAGTTCACGATATTGATAAATGGGTCTAATATACATTCTAGTTCTTGGGTAAATTTACCTGATGCAAAGCTGCTGGAAACTCGGGTCACCTTATACACGCCGCTGAATGTAGCTACTTCGTTGAACATAGTGGTCTCAGCCGATGTCTCTTCTGAAGTATATATACGCGGGGTTCTAAATCGTATAATCAAAAAGTTATCTGTGCCATAATAGTTAGCATACTCGCCTGCTGCCCTAAAATGGGCATTCTTGATCCAATCTATAGCAATAACTGGATCTTTCAATGTGTTATATATCGGCCTATTATCTCCAGAGAACGGTTGTGGGAATAGCCAGAATGGATCTCCCTTGATTGTAAGTTTTATTGACTGAAATGACGAATCTAGACTACTGTGCATTGCTACAGAAAACATACTAGATAGTTTCTGAATCCCGGAATTACTGCTCGATTCTATACTCTGGCCGATTTGTTTATCTTGCAGTTGCTCGATGTGGGCGATAGGCCTTAGCTTACCCTTTACTCCTTCAAGATAGGCATTATATGCACCGACAGTGGCGGCGTTTTTTGGATCTTTTAGATTTGTATTTACATCAGATATAAAATTCAACTGTTGATTAGTTATTTGTTCAGACTGCGGTTTGGCAAGATTTGTTGCCTTAGCTCGTGCGACACCTAACTTGCCGTCATTATTTATACCACCGTATGCACTTTGATTTAGAAAGTTTGTTCTGTTTTCTGGTTTTGATTGTTCCAATAAAGTAATATATCTGTTCTTTGTATCTTCCGATAACGAGGATGCATTTATCGCAGAGGTTATGGATGCTTGACTGTCTTTTATAGATTTCACATTATGAATGCCCGGCTGTGCTGTATTATTGAATGATATTGCCGCGCTCAGTCTCTCTGTAATGGCTGCTTCGGCTGCTGCATTATCTTGTGTAATAATACCTTTACTCGACATTGCTAGATTACTATATATGCCACCCATTCTGGATTGCGATACCGCAAATGCATTATTCACAGTTAGATCAAAATTGATAATCTGATCGTTTAGGCCGGTGAATATGTAATTATATTTTTTCTTTAATATACTCTTATCAAGATAAGAAATAAGTCGCTTACGTTCAGCGGCAATTGAGTCTTTGCCGTTTGCTTCTTGAAATACGTTAGATTCAAGGACTCCAACATCATATTCTATCACAAATATCGTAAACTCTCTTGCATCGTCTAATCGTCGTGGATCGAACTGTAATGGACGAGATTCGGTGATGATTCTCCACATCTTTTTCATTTGCGAAGGATCCGATGTCGACGGTTTACCTTCTGCACCGGGTGTATCCGATCCCACCATACTTTTCTGAAACTTAGGAGTATGGGCCAAAATGGTGTCGATAATCTTATCTACAGAGGTGCCCGGACCAAACGTAGCATCCTTTTTATCGAGCGCAGTCATTGATCCACTTCTTGAAGAATCTTCGTTACTGTTGAATGCAAATAGTTCTTCGCCTGCAATGGCAGGATCAACAACAATCTTGAATATATCGGGTATGCTATAGTTGTCAATCAGTTTTAGCATTTGATCAGCATTCAGCTTATCTTGTAGTTCATTTAGCGCATCTGTAACATTTTTTAGATTACTAAGTACCACGCTGCTCATCATAGTAAAATATGCATTGGATTGTGCAAGTTCGTTATATATGATTGCTTCGAAATCATATCTAGTGCCTACCGTGGTCACGTTGGCCTTAATTGTTGTTAGTTTCAATGGCCATACCCATTTTAGTGTGGCAATACTACCGGCTGCACCGTCGATCAACGATTCCGATGTAGTGGGATCTCTACCACGAAACTGAAGCTGCAAATACACTGGCATAACCGACCAGTTTCCTATACCGAGCCCTATTGCTTGATAGAATATCTTATCAATAAGGCCAGCACCCGATGGTTCGGTGATTTCAAACTTTACGTTTGTTGCTACACCAGTGCCCGTTTCGATAGAGGGTGTTGTTATTCCGCGAATGTCGACCTTATCGATTGTAAGATCAGTTACGCCAGATTCCGCAATGATAGTTTGGTTCTTTGTTTCTAGAATCTTGCCGGTGGCAGCACTTTCTGGATCTACTATAAATAGTTTCCAATGATATGTATACACATCGAAGTTATCTAATATATTTGGTTGGAATGCAAGATTTAGTTGAAACTTATCATCTGAGACTACGTTTCCTGGTTTATGGGCAAAGGAATTACCCTGTACTACCGGGGGTGCGGATGCAGGTGGTCTCGCCGCACCCGGTGTTGCTGGTGGTCTTATTCCACCAGCAACCGACTTGTCGATGACCTTGCCACCGGACCCGAACCCCTTGCTACTCTGTGATGCGCCGCTTGCTGCCATATTATTGTTTTAGAATGTTAGCCGGGACATAGATTTCTAATCCCGAAATAAAGTCGTTAATGGGGTCTGCCATTAGATTTGGATTTCTTACGCAAAATACCCACCATAGCCGCGGAGTACCATATTCCTGCTGGCTCATTAAATCTGGTCTTTGGTCGAACTCCGGTGGAATAGCGACTATCTTATCAAAGTCGCTCGCCGGCACTGTACGCGGCACCCATAAATCTAGATACCAGTTCGACACCGGTGTCTGAAAATATTGACTTGTATCTTTGAAGTTTTGTGCCATTAGATATAACCCTTATCCATTAGTTTTCCCTGTCTAAACTTATCGAGATTGAATTCATTTCTTATCTTGATAGGTATGTATTGCGTGTCTAGTTCTACAGTCACCTTTATGTGTGTCGGCACATAGGTAAACCCGGTACTTCCCGGGAGATTTACTCCAAGGCCGGCACTATAAATTTGAGGAGTGGTGGTACTTACAGGTACATAATCGACTGTTGCTTCGTACGAGTAATCAAATGACTTGACAATAACAGGTACATTATTGAACTGATATTGGCCAAGGTAGTTGAATAAGAGTGTAGGTGGTGGGGTGCCGGCCTTATTATAGGGGGTGATGCCAAAATAAGATTTCGTAACGGACCGAAAGAAATGTATCACAGCTAATAAATACAATGCTTCATCGTTTGACTGTGCAGTGAACTCAGCAGATATACTGATAGGTTTTGGAAAAGATCTTATATACGAGTTATACGAATAGTTAGAGTGTACAAATGGCATCTGATCATATTCGGCTGTTGCTCCGGTTGACACTGTCGGGGTATACGGAAATAGAACGCCGTTAGTCCGATATAAAGGAAAAAGAATATTTGTGTTATCTCGTGGTCCGAGAATATCTACAGCATTAATTATACTTTTCGGTTGTAACCTTGCTCTAAAATCTACTGCTGGCATACTATTCTCCTTGCTTTGCTTATTTATCTTAGTCATAAACATATGCTTTTATCCAGAAATTCTTGACATTCGACGGCGAATGCTTTATACTTCACGAAACCCTTAGGAGACCAATCAATGATCGACGAATTCGATGATGATGACAAACAAGAAGCAGCACCAGTAATGATGACAATTGCACCTGTAAAGAAAATTAACTATCTAAACAATAAGGATATGTTGAAGGAGATTCACCGGAGCAAAAATTCGTTTTGTGAATATATTGATCCTAAGTACAGCGATTACGATGTAATCGTAGAAGATCTGCAAGACATATTCCTTCCAGAAATCCAAGAAAAGGGTAAAGCAACTCGCGCAGCACGGATTGCTGTTGCCGCATTCGAGATTGCGGTAGCGAATACAGTAGTGATGACAAAGGCTGACAAGCCACGTCTGGCTGAGTATAAGATTAGCCCTACCACTGTACCGGTCGACGATCTTGTATTCCGCGTACTGGGATTTGATCATATCCCTCTTGCGCCGGGTAGAAAGAAGACACCAAAGAGTACAGCAGACAGCTATATGAAGCTAAACTTCTATCCCTTCAAGCATTATGTAATTGAAAATGGTCAAGCGAAAGAAGTTGGCAGATCGCATTCAAAGAAGGGTAAATTCAGTTCCGAACACGGATCCATTACAAACAAGCTAGCAAAGATGTTTATTCTTATGGTGAATAAGTATGGCCAGCGTGGCAACTGGCGCGGCTATACCTACATTGATGAAATGAAGGGACAGGCGTTGCTTCAACTTGCACAAATGGGATTACAGTTCGACGAATATAAGTCCGACAACCCATTCTCGTATTACACAGCAAGCGTCTCGAATAGCTTTACCCGTGTGCTCAACTTAGAAAAGAAGAACCAAGATTTGCGTGATGACATGCTTATCGATAGTGGCGCAAGCCCGAGTTTTTCGCGACAACTTGCCCTCGAAGGTGAGATCCGTCGCTTGAGAGAAGACGCACAGGAATCTATCAAAGATGACCACGATTAATCTATTCGAAAAAGCTGTTTGTTTCACCGATATTCACTTTGGACTAAGACACAATTCGAGAGAGCATAACCAAGACTGTCTCGAATTTGTTGAGTGGATCATTTCAGTTGCTAAGGAAAGGGGTGCGGAAACGTGTTTCTTTCTAGGCGACTGGCACCACCACAGATCTAATATCAACATCCTTACGCTTGACTACACAATGCAGGCTCTTAGGAAGCTAAATGCTGCCTTTAAGAAAGTCTACATTATGGTAGGTAATCACGATTTGTTTTATCGTGAGAAGCGTGAAATTCATTCAATGATTGTTGGTAGCGAGTTTCCTAATATTGTACTCGTTGACCAACCATTTATCAGTGGAGATGTTGCACTGATTCCTTGGCTTGTTGAAGAAGAATGGAAGACTGTTGCTGATATTGAAACAAAGTATCTCTTTGGACACTTAGAGCTACCGGGTTTCAAAATGAATGCTATGGTCGAAATGCCCGATCACGGAAATCTAAATGCTGATCATTTCCCGCATCAAGAGTACGTGTTTTCTGGGCACTTCCATAAGAGACAAACAAAGGGTAAAATCAACTACATCGGCAACCCGTTCGGCCACAACTATTCTGACGTGTGGGATTTTGAACGTGGCGGAATGTTTTTAGAGTGGGACGGCGTACCGGAGTTGATTGATTATACCGAAGGTCCACGTTTTATCACAATCAATCTTGCTGCATTACTAGCTAATCCAGACCTGTATCTAAAGCCTAAAACATACCTTCAGGTGACATTAGACTTAGATATAACCTACGAAGAGGCAACGTTTCTGAGAGAAACATTTGTGGGTTCGTACGATGTTCGAGAGTTCAAGTTAGTACGCAATCAGGAAGATGAGCTAGCAAAGGATTATGCAGGCGATATTACATTTAAGACTGTGGATCAGATTGTGATCGAGCAGTTGACAAATATCGATAGCGATGCATTTGATCCAAACAAGCTCATCGAAATATACAATAGGCTATAATGTTCCAACTAAAATCACTAACAATGAAAAATTTCCTCTCAGTGGGAAATGTTACTCAGTCACTTGTATTTACTAACGCTGATCTTGTGCTGGTATTAGGGGAGAATCTAGATCTGGGTGGTAACGATAATCGCAACGGTGTCGGGAAATCAGCAATAGTAAATGCATTATCGTACGGACTATACGGATCGGCACTTACTAATATTCGTAAGGATAATCTCATAAATGCAACCAACATGAAACACATGTTGGTCACGCTGACCTTTGAGGTCAGCGGTATTGGGTATAAGATTGAACGCGGGCGTAAGCCTGGCATTTTCAAATTCATCAAAGACGGTGATGAAGAAAAAGACGACGGCGAAGAAAAAGATACGAACGAAGCACAAGGTGAAAATCGCCATACGCAAGAAGAGATTGAACGTCTAATTGGTGTTTCGCATGATATGTTCAAACATATCCTTGCGCTAAACACTTATGTCGAACCATTTCTTGCATTGCGCACCAATGACCAACGTGTCATCATTGAACAACTGCTCGGTATCACTAAACTTTCTGAGAAAGCAGAAAAGCTAAAGGAAGAAGCAAAGGTTACGAGAGATGAAATCAAAGAAGAAGAGTTTAGGATTACGGCGGCTACAGAAGCAAACCGCCGAATCGAAACGAATATTAAGGGTCTTGAAACTAAATCCAAAGCATGGGAAACTGCTAAGGTATCTAGGATTGAAGTTTTGCAGAGCTCTATTATGGAGATGCTCTCAGTCGAAATTGATTCTGAAATCGCGCTCCACAAAACAAAGAAAGAGATTGAAGACCTTACCGCAGAATACAGATCCCTCACAAAAGAAATCTCCGGGTACGATAAGGAGATTGCGGAGATCACGCGGGTCAAAAACAGGCTCGAGAAAAACTTAACAAGTTATTCAGACGATATCTGCCCTAAGTGTAATCAGCCTATGGATGCGGAGACTCACAAGAAACTGCATGACGAAGATAAAGAAGATCACGACGATGCAGTGAAGAGACTTTTAGAAAAATCTTCTAAAAGAGATGAAATAAAGACTCTCGCGGAGTCTGTCTCATCAATTATTCCGAAAGTTCCAGAAACATTCTACAGAACCATCGACGAAGCATACAACCACAAGTCTACACTCGATAATCTTGGTAACAACCTTGCACAAGAAATGGACAGTGTAAACCCGTTCATCGACCAGATCGAAAGCCTGCGTCGTGATGGTTTACAGGACATCGACTTTACAAAGCTCAACGAACTTGTTAAGCTGCGCGACCATCAAGAATTTCTAATGAAATTGCTCACAAGCAAAGATAGTTTCATTAGAAAGAAGATTATCGATCAGAATTTGACTTTGCTGAATCACCGTCTTGCACATTATCTTACAGATATTGGCCTGCCACATGCGGTGAAGTTCAAAAGCGATTTGGAGGTCGAAATTGCCCTATACGGTAAAGAGTTCGACTTTGATAATCTCAGTAGAGGAGAGCGCACACGACTAATCCTATCATTGAGCTGGGCGTTCCGTGATGTCTATGAGAGCATGAATGATAAGATCAACTTGCTATTTATTGACGAATTGATTGACTCTGGATTGGATACAAGTGGTGTGGAAGCAGCACTCGGAATCCTTAAGAAGATGGGAAGAGAAAACAAGAGAAATATTTTCCTTATCTCGCACAGAGACGAACTAATGGGTAGAGTAACAAACGTACTCAAGGTAGTAAAGGAAGGTGGATTTACAACACTAGAAACTGCGGATACAGAAGAATGAAAATAAAAAGCATTGCAGAAGCACAACATAGAATAGCGTTAAATAAGAAAACCTGGCTTAAACAAAAATCAGAAAACAAATTTAATCCTACAGAATATTATTGGTATGATGCTACACCTAAAGA